CTTCAAATTCCATTTCTTTGTAAACTCTGTACTTACATTTGAACGCTTGGTTGTAAGCCGTAGCCTCAGTTGTAGTGTAACCAGAATAACCATCTAAAGAATTTGCTCCAACTTCACAAGGAACTTGAAGATCAGCTTCTAAGTAGATAACTCCGTTAGCATCACAAACGTTATTGTAAGAACCACCATTACCTGTTGCATAGAATGTTGTAGATGATTGACCACCGTATTGAACGATACCTTTACCATAAACCTGAGTTACAACTCTGAATAATACAGGTGAAGATACACCAGAGAATCCGTTTGCTGTAGCGTTAGTAATTGTTAATACTTGTAATGAAGCTAAGAAAGCTTCTGTATCCATTTCGTTACCATCAGGACCAATCAATTGACCAGCTCCTGCTGATTGGAAACCAGATAAAGCCATGATAACTTTTCTGTAAGTACCTGCACCATATCCTGATTGGATTAATGCGTTACCTGCTGAATCCCAAACTTGAGTTGAAGCTGTGAAAGTCTCTGCAGAGAAAGTACCTTTAGAGTAATCGAAAAGACCTGGAGGATCCAAATCTGGTTCGTTACCTTCGTAGAAAAGGTCATATAAATCTTTATCGTTTTGGTTATATCCAGCTTGTTGAGATGCAGGACCGTTTGGTGAACCATAAGGTGCGTAGTGATCTCCACCATCTTGAGGTAATAACTCGTTAGGTGATTGATATCTTTGGATATGAGGTACAAAGTAGAATAATTTACCGATTGGTAAGTTCATTGCTTGTACTGATACGATATCGTTAGCTAATAATTTAGAGAAAACTCTTCTAACGATTGGGAAAACTACAGTTTCGAAAGAACCTGATGAGTCTGTTGTTGCAGCTTCATTGATCAAATATGATGCTTGGTTCTCAAATAACTGAGCTACGTTTTCCTTTTGGTGACCTTTAAGACCTTCTAAAAAGCCTAATTTGTCCCATTTGTTGATTGTGTCTTCTTTGATAACTTTAAGGTGCTTAAGACCGATGTTACCAACAAGACCTGATTCTAATAATGCTCCCATTTTTAGTATTTTTTTTGTTTTATTGTTTATCCAATTTTACTCATCAAGTCCTTAATTCTTAAGAATTGCGGTGCTTCATAAGTTTTATTCTCAATTAGATTAGTTGATGATCCAGTTGAAACTACCTTCTCAATTTTACCAACTGATTCGTTGATTGATTTAGTAGGTGCTGTCTCAGTGTGACCTAACTCATCTTTAAGAGATTTGTATAGGTTTTTAGATTCTTTTAATGACTCAACACTATCAAATCTTCTAAGAATGTTAATTTTTTCTTTCTTAGTTGTTGCGTGTTCAGTAAATAATCTTGTAGCGTATGCTAAGTTTGAATTGAAGATTGCAACCTCGTTAAGTTTAGATCTGAAAATGTTAAGTGCTTTTCTGTACTCATCATTCTTTTCTCTTAATTGCTTAACTTCAACTTCCAATGCTTCAAAAGTCAGGTTTCTATTAGGAGTAATTCCTTTTCTAAGACCTCTTGACTTGTCTTTAGAACCGAAACCATAAGTACGTGATGCTTCTTTAGCTTCCACTTTCTTTTTTGCTGGTTTCAATTTACCTTCCATGTTTTCACCTTTCTTATATTCGAACTTAGGTTTACCCATACCAACGCCTTTTGTTCCTTGTTTCATTTTCTTAGGTGACTTGTATTCAGTCTCTCCGTCAAATTTGAAATCAGGCTTACCCATGCCAACACCCTTAGGTTTAACTGACATTTTAGCCTCTTTTACTCCGACTTTTTCGTGGTCGTAAGATTCGTCCATTTCTTCATCTTCGTCCTCTTCATCTTCGTCGTCTTGCTCATAGATAGATTCTTCATCCATCTCAGATTCCATTTCAACGTCTAATTCAGTGTCCATAGATTGTTCGTCCAATTCTTCATCGTCCATCTCTATTTCGTAAACTACTTCGTCCATTTCTTCATCGTCCATATCTTCATCTTCTTCAAGATGATGATCTCCGTCGAAAAGTTGGTCAACGATAGCATCCACGTCATAATCAGAAGACTGATCCTCAGAATCAAATTCAGTATTCATGTCCATACCTTCTTCGTCTAAATTTTCGTCGATTTCATCGTACATAGATTCTTCCATTTCTTCTGACTCACCTAATTTAACAAGGTATTCAGCATCTTGATTGTTATCAGTGATATGAATGTCATCACCGTCTTTCTTAACGATAATTCCATCTTCTTCACCCATAGCCTTGAAGATCTTTAAAATCTCCTCGTCAGATGCTCCTGTTAAATCAATTGGTCCTTCAGAATCCATATCTAAATCCATTTCGATTTCATCATTATCAACATCCATGTCTAACTCCTCATCATCTGATTCGTCATCCATTTCAGTATCTACTTCTGAGTCCATTTCAATCTCGTCTTCTTCTTCTTGTTCAGATAGAGATTCCTTTACTAATTGTCCGATTTCTTCTTTCATTGTAGAACGAAGTATTCCTTTTGCATTTTCGGCGATAGCTTCTTCAACGTTTTTCATTTGAATAAGTGCCTCTTCAACAATTGATTTATTTTTTTGCATAATAAATTGTTATTATTTTAACTAATAAATAGTGCCCAAATCAAAAAAAATTAGGCTGAGTATAATGTAAAGTTATTTTTTCCCATAGTTGTTACTGTCGCGGTTGGGAAATTTGTAGAAACCCACGACAACACGTTAGCAGCTGTTGTATCAAAGACTAATATTCTTGATACCGTAGAACTTTCATTAATCGATACAACAAACCCACTCCCACTAGCATCATTAACATAAATTGGTGTAGAAGTCCATGGAGTAACGTTATATTGTGTAAGGGATAAAGCCGTTGCAGCTGCGACTCCATCTTCAATTGTAGAGTCTTGTAATATTTTATTACCGTCAGGGTAAGATAAGATAATATTCATTGTACTTTTTGTTTATAAATATCATCTAAATAAAAAAAGTGGTCAAAGACCACTTTATTCAATTACTTCATCAATCTTACTTTCAGATACGGAGGTGATTCTCCAATCATGTGAGAAACCTTCGTATTTTTTGGTAACCTTTGCTTCAACGTCGGTTACTGAATACCCTTTAACAAGTTTTTCCTCTCTGATTTTTTTGATTTTACCAGAGTTTTCATCAGGTAAATCGTAAGTAATTTTTGCTACAAAAAATTTTTCGTCCATAGTTTGAATTTATCTACCTAAATAATCGGTCAATTTTTTCATTAAATCAAGCGACTTATTCGAGCTAGGTTCTATTTCTATTCTTTTTTCTTCTTCAAGATTTTCCTCGTATTTCATTCTATCATCCGCATTTGGGAAAAGATAAGCACCTGGTGTTGATGGAGATGATACTAAATCGAAACAAATTAGTTCGAAGTCATCTTGAACCTCGTTTCTTTCCCCAACCTTTTTTAATGATCCCACACCTCTTGATGATACTCCCATAGTAACACCTTGTCTCATCAAGTTCGCAGCAATGTCCCCTTTAGTTGACACAATACCGCTTTCGTGGAAACCTGGTGATGTCAATAATTTCAATTTACCCATCAAAACATTCCCTTCCCACCATATATCAGTGATTAAATGGGAGACACGATCCAAATCAATTAATGATGATTCAGGATGGTTCAACTCAGAAGTTGATGGTCCTTTTTCAGTTATTTTTTTGTCTCTGTCCGCTTCTCTCTTCAGAGTTTGTTCAGGGTAAAATCTACCGTTTCTATTTGGAGTGTTATACTTCTGTAATACAGCGTAAAATTCAAATGGTTTCTTATGATCCATTGAATTATTTTCCTTAAGGAAAGCTTCATTTAACTTATCATGAGGAGAAAGATACCCCGCATCGTCTTCAATTAAAATTCCCTTACCTATTTCGTGGGGACCAAGTATTCTCAATTGTTTCATTAAAGATTTTACTATAAATATACTTTGAGATACTATTTTACTAAATTACCATTTTTGGTTAATGTAAAATCAAAGAATTTATTGTTTTGAAAATTTTCGTAATTTATTTTATAGACTAATTTTTTAATTGAATCTCGAACTTTTGTTGATTTGAAATCTAACTCTGATAATGTGTAAAGGTTAATTTCGAGATTGAGGAATGATTTTTTTCCGAATACGATTCCACTTGTTCTGAGATCCAAATCGACAATTGTTTTTTCTTCATATAAGTCTCTATCAATTTGATTGTAAACTGTATGTTTTATTTCTCTACTTAAATTACATACGATACGATTCCAATTGTCTGATATAATTTTTGGGTTAACCCAAGATTGTATGTTTATGTAAATTGATTTTAAATTTTTTGAATCCACCGTTCCATAATTTACTTTTAACGATTCAAAATTATTAATTTTAGAAGTTTTTCCTTTTTTCATTCTTTTTCATGTACAAAATGTTTATTTATTTTTATAAAAATAGAAAAAAAATTCTCATTAGTCAAAAAAAATAGGAACAAGAAAATATATGTAATATTATGATTATAATCGAAATAGGTAGAAATGATAACATTGAGAAGGCATTAAAGACTTTAAAGTCCAAAGTTATCAAAACAAAGCAACAAAAAATTCTTTTCGAGAGAAAAGAATTTGTTAAACCTTCTGTTCAAAAAAGAACACAGAAATTAAAGGCAATATATTCTCAAAGACTAAAGCAAGGATTAAATTGATTTTTCAAGTGAACTTAATCTAATAAAGTTCATTTGATTAAATTCTTCGATTCTAAGTCGATCAATTGTTTCAGAGATTTTAGTTTTAATCTCGAATTCGTTTTCTGCCTCTAATATATTTTCTAATTTTTTTATAGCACTTTCTTTAATTGTAGAGAATTCTTCTTCTAATTGTGTTTGGTTTCCTTTCACAATCTTTAAAAAATCTTTTTTAGCAGACTCGTCCATTGTCTCGATATAATTTTCTAAAGTTTGGTTTGCAACATTAACCATAGACTTAATCGGTATATTAATAGACTCTTGTATTTTTTTGGGTTCTCTCATCAAATTCTCGATGATATTTTTTTTAGCCTGAACTCTTTCTGAAATATTTAAATTTTTAGAATAAACAATTGTATCTAAATTTTCATATTTGTTCGGAACACTTTTCGAAGTGAACCTTGGTAACTTGGATGTACTGATAATGTTTTGAATAAGAGAGATTCCCTCCTCCAAATATTCTTTGGCGTCTAACTCACTCAATCCTTTTTCGGAAGTAAGATCATCATAAAGAGCATAAAGTCTTGAAATTGATTTATTTGTCAATACGTTTTGATGAAATTCATTCATCACTTTCTTGAAGCCTTTGGGATCTTTGTACGACTCAATTAAGCTCTCTTCTATTATGGATTTTACTTCTCCGAATGTCATGGACTGCATTTTTGTTTATAAATATTATGAGTTTAATAAGTTGTCTAACTCTTTTTCAATTTCTCCCAAAAATTGTTGTCCTTGACTTAAATCTAAAACCATTTTACCTCTAATCATATCGTTCTCAACAAGAATATTCATGTTATCAAATCTTGATTCAGGTACTGTTGGTTCACCACCTGCTGGTGCCTCTTCTCCTCCTGTAGGTGCCTCAGGTGCTGCTTCAGGTTCTGTCGGTAATGAACCTAACGCTCCACCACCACCTCCTGGTTCTGGTATTTCAGTTTCGCTTGAAGCTGTTGATGTGGATCCTGTTGTAGATCCATATAATTTATCGATGTTATCAAATATTCCTGTTTTTTGAATAACTGCAGGTGTATTTTTAAGTTCTTCACCAACAGCCTTTTCGATTCTTTGTTGTTGTAAATCAAGTTTGATTTCTTCATCTGAGAATCCAAGAATGTGTTTCTTAGCCCATGTAGATGAAACAGGTTGAATTCCGTTTCCTGGATCCGAAACTGCATCTTTGTATAACAATATCTTTTCCTTCCAAACATCAATCTTAAGAAGATCTGCTTGTGTTGAAGGATTTGTAAGTCCTAATGTAAAGTTTCCAATTTCTTCTTCAAAACCATTTAAGAAAAGGTGTATGATTGCAATTTTATTAAGTTCTTGCAACATACTCTTTTGAATTCTATTAATAGTTCTTGCGAAACGAATATCTTGAAGTGATAAATTCTTTCCGTCTCCAACAACATCTTCAAAACCTAAAAACGCTTTAGGTACACGAAGTGCAGTTAAAAGTTTTTTCTGAATATATTCAATGTCAGCAATCTCCGCTAAGTTCTGTGCACCTGGTAATGTATCGATTGGAGATGGTGCTGCAGGGTCTCTAACAGGAACGAAATAATCTTGGTCAACTGCCATCTGATTAAATCTCATGTCAACGTTACCTGTCTTTTGATCCACAACTTGATCTCTTTTGAATTTGTTGGCAACACGTTGTACGTATGCTTCAACATCTTCATCATTCATATTACCAACAAAAACTTTGAATATTCTTCTTTCAGGTGCTCTCGATGTACGATAAATCAACATCGCATCTTCTGATAGTAAAAGTTGTTTCCAAATTCTTCTTGCCTTTTCTAACATAGAAGTACCATACGGAAGTTTTCTATCATCACCTAACAATCTAAAGTGAGCAATTTCCCATGATTGGAATTCCATGTTCTTGTTCTTCCACTTGAAATGTAATGCTCTTTGGGCGGTAGGATCCTCTATTGATTGAGCTCTTTTTTCATGCATACCTGCCTCAACTCTTTCAACTTCAATATTTGGTAGTTGTTGAACACCAACAACTCCCTTTTCAGGGTCCAATTTCAAATACACAAAATTATCACCATACTTACAAGTATTTCTTGTCCACATAGGTAAGTTTGTGTTGATATCAAGTTTGTCGTTAAATAAATCTGCTAGTACTCCCTTAATTCTCTTAGATTCAGAATAGATTTGTAAAATAAATCCGTCTTCATTCGTTGTTGTAGATTCCTCAGCATAAATGTCCAAAGCTGCAGAAATTTCAGGAGTATACTCCATTGATTCATAATCATATACTGAAGCCAATCTTGTTGGCTCATAATATACTGCTTGTGAATATAGGTTATTCTCAACTTTTGCCCACTGATTGGACAGATAAAATGTTTGTTGAGCCTGTAATTTTTCACGCTCATATTCCCCTTTGTCCTGTGTTCTTAATAACTCTTTCTTATCAAAATGAAATGTTGGATAATCTTGATTCAAAAGAGCATTAGGACCAAAAGCTTGGGATAATCTCTGCCAGACCGTTAGGTTCTTTTCACTCATGATACAATTTTACTTATTACGTAGATAATATAAATAGTTATTTGGGCCTAAATAACCAGGCGTACTTCTCATAATCACCTTTAGTAACCTCATTTGGATATCTTCCACTATCTCTTCCAGCAACTGGAATCATTGGGTTAAAAAAATCTGACCTCATTCTATTTTCAGTTACTGTAGTTTTCCAAGAATCAATCATGACTTTTGTTTGATTAATAACTTTGGTCAAACTTTGGAAAGATGTATCTCCAACATAAATCGCCATAGATATTGCCATAATCAAATCATCATGATGTCCTTTTTGATGATCAGGTCTTCCATGAACGTATATGAATTTACCCATCTCATTCAATAATCTCGATGATCTGATTTTGAAGTCGTGTCTTAACGCTTCTTCAAATGCTGCAATAATTTGTACACGTTTGTTGTTAAAGTTAATTCCAGGTATTTTTTCGTCTCTCTTAGGGTCCCACTTATATTTGTTTTTGTCCGTAACACCCTCAATGTATAGATTTCTATATCCTAACTCTTGTAATTTTCTTGCAGTTGCAACTCCCATACCACCTGTCAAATCCGTAACCGCAAATGCGTTATACATGTTGCCCCACTTATAGGCTATCTCTGCCAATGTGTCTGGTGGTAGTTTTCCGACGTATTCAAACACTTGCTCTCTATCGTCGAAGTCTATTATCACAATACAGGAAAAGTCCTCAGAATCACCTCTAGATACGTCAATACCCATAATGTATTTGTGTGACATAACAGGTTCTTTCCATATCCATAAACTACCCCCCATCATCTTACCATCAGGTTCTCTGATATCGTTCTCTTTAATCCTCATTAGTTGGTTGGCGTCGAATACGTTATCACCTGAACCCAAGAAGTTACATTCTAATTCCTGTGCAATTTTTCTCCTGTCAAATTTTAACTTTTTTGCCATTGATTCAAACCAAGACGAATATGGTTTATAACCATCAGCAAATTGTTTTTTTATTTTGTCAAAATCACGGTCATATGGATTAATGTCTGTATAATCAATGGTAATCTCATCATCTTTATATTC